CCGTTCGTCTCTGATGTTTCGTTTTTCTGTAAATTGGACGATTGCGTGATAGTGGAGGTTTCCATCTTGATGGTTTTCTTGGCAAGCGTAGACAGATTGTACTTTATCCAGTTGTAGCAAGTAATCATATAAAGAGTCGAATTCCAAGTCAGCCTGTGGGTATGTCAAAAACACGTATCTAGCCGAAAGCCTAAATCCAGGCATAGGTCGATTCCAGCTACTAAGCCTAAGCTCTTATCTATAGCTACCTGTAGAGCTCGCCAGGTGTTTTCCAAATTGCCCTATGAAGATTGGCCCTAGGGCCAAAGAGGGCCACAAGTCAAATTAGCTCGTAATCCACTCGTGCAGCTGTAACGTGGATAGAGTATCCTCAGATTAATCCGGATTGCCATGCGTGTATGTAAAAAATGGAGTTAGATTATGTTCCGGAAGCGAGCCTGCCGAGCCCCAGCGCTCGCTTGCGAGCAAGACCTGGCGCCAGCCAGCCCACGAATGATAATATTACCATTCGTGGGGCCTTGGGGCCATAACTTGTTATGGGGGTCCCCAACCTTTCTGCCAAGCTCTTTCATAAAGAGCGTGTATGCGTATTTCCGTTACCGAGCTGACCTCCATAGTCGCTCAACTACAGCAACTCAATGAAGCGCAAAGGTTCTCCAATCAGCTCAGGCAGGAACAAATACGCCAGGATCGCAGCCGGAGCTGCGAGTGTCGGACGGAGACTGTACAACAGTTACCGATCCGGCTGGGCACGTTCGAACACCAAAACAAAGACCAAGCGCAAGAGCGTCGGCCTTACCGGAGTTACTACGTACCAGAGGGACGTCAAGAACGTATACAGTTACAAAAGAGCACCCCGTCGCTTAAGAAAAAAATGGAAGAAGCAGCGCCGGACCTTCATCGGGCAACAGTTGAAGGCTCTCGCTTCCCGCAAATACCACTACAGCGGAAATATGAGCTGGAGCGCACTAGCGGGTGAACAAGCCATGTATGGATGGTTTAATTACGGCGTAGCCGGCACTGGCGGCATAGACGGCAGTGGAGACTTAGCAGATATATGGACAAGACTTAATAAGGAACTTGGTGATAAAGGCACAGCCGCACAGCAGGTTCAAGGCGGGCGAAACGCCCGTCGTATGTTCTTCGATACGATGAAATCAAGGATCGTTCTCACAAATGTAGGCACTAGCGCATGCTACATAGAGGTATATCAATGTATGGCACGGAAGGATGTTCCTGTAACACCCGAAGGTGGCACTTGGTATCAATTCCTCATCAATTCATACAACACAAGTTTTGCTGCCGAACTCAACACAGGAGCTGGACAAGGTGGAGAAGCTAATGCCTCTACCAAGACAACAGCTGCGGTTGTACCTAACCCTAGGCTAACCGGTTTAACCCCTTTTCAAAATAGACACTTCTGTCAGAACTTCAAAGTCAACAAAGTCACTCGCCTGTTTATAGCACCTGGAAATAGCACATCCTTCGATTGTGGAGATAGGCGCAATTTACAAATAGACTGGGATGAATTCCTACCACTCCTAGCTAGAAAATCCGTTACATCAATGTATCTATGCAGAATATGGGGAGAAGTACAAGGAACTGAAAACCCTCAGAACGCGTTATGCAATGTAGCTTGCGAACGAGAGATAGACTACAATGTCAAGATTTTAGACACTTTCTTACCAGAGTGCAATTATTTCAAATACACCAATACAATTGAGTAATTAGAACAATTTATTGGATCCTATATTTACTACAATAGACACTTTACTCTCATAACTATTCCTCGTCAAGAATTCTGGCATACTGTTATAAAGGAAGATACTCGCGAGTCCCCATTTCCACTGTTTGTGCCCGCTGACTCCGTTGCTGACCTTGACTCCAACAATTGGTTGAGCACCCCAAAATCCCTTAAGTTCATTTCCTCTGTACTCGTCGAAGTCGTCGAAGATAGCGTATCGAGCATTAGCGTTTCGTTTCCCTGTAAGCCATTTACACCAGTAATTGTGTGGTGCAAGGGACATCGCCCATGCTGTCTTTCCCGAGTTTGGTTCGCCAACTATAACTAATGTCTTAGGTCGCTCCGGACCGTTAAACAACTGTGTATTTACCCAGTCATCTAAAGCTGAAGGAACTCTGAAACTGCTTCTTGGATATCTTGGTTGCCACTCCTCAGGTACAGCATATCTGATGGTTGCAAATCTCGCAATTCTTTCGTAATTGTTGACATAGCCGATTGGGTCCGCTGCCTCAATTGCTCCCATAAAGCTGCTGCTGTCTCTGCTCTCTTGAAGTGCCCTTGCGTAAGCCCCAGCACGACCTGATCTATCGTTGACGATTGGATTTCCGCGAACGATTCCATCTTTTCCAATATACTCGTTAGACGCTTTGAGGTTTCTGACTGCCTCGATGTTTGGGTGCTTGCCTGCGAAGTCGAAGTACCGTTCGTCTCTGATGTTTCGTTTTTCTGTAAATTGGACGATTGCGTGATAGTGGAGGTTTCCATCTTGATGGTTTTCTTGGCAAGCGTAGACAGATTGTACTTTATCCAGTTGTAGCAAG